TCAGATTTCTGAACCTAAAGGAGATGTTTATTTAGAAATTATTGACCAATATGAAGGTTATTTTGGTCAGTTTTTAAAATACATTAGCCCCATCCCCCTATCCGAACAATGGCTTTTGCGGGCTGGGTTTCCAATTGAACTTGAATATGAATGTGCGGCTATTGAATTTAAAAACGGAGTTTATTTAGTTGCATTAAAAGAATCTCAATATACAGAGATTAAAGTTGAGCACCAAAATATACCTTTTAATTTAACCATTGTTAAATACGTCCACCAACTTCAAAACCTTTACTTTGCATTAACCGGAAAGGAATTGGAGTTTAATTAAGAGTCCAAAAGTTTTTTACTTCTGTTCCCTCTTTTTTTGAATCTGGTATTGCTCCTTAGTTGCGGGCCAAATAGTATGCCTACACCGATACCCTCCTGCAAAAGTGAAAATGCTTTTTTTGTCCGTACCTGGTATTTTCCCCTGCCAGGTTCCATTGGCCCAATTTTCAACTTCGTTTTTTTTGTAAACCCTTCCAACCTTTGAGGCGCAAAATTTTCGAGTGGTTTTTATTGTGGTTCCGGAATACAAAAAGTAGGAAATGTTAAGATCGGCTGAAATCGTGTCAATGTAGGAGCGATTAAAGAACATCATTGAATCGCCTGCAAGCCTGCCTATTTCGCCTTGTAAAATTGGTTTTGTTGTTTCGGTTCCCTGAATCAGGGCTTTCAGGACTTTCTGAAAAGCAGAGGATTGGCTTTTAGCTCCCAAAGAACTTGACAAAGCCCTCACAACTGGTTCCGCTAAAGACTCCTGAACTCCCGAGCCCAACAAAGCATCTTTTGTCAATTCAATAGAAGCCTGAGAAATTGCTTTATAAAGTTGGTCTTTTGGCGTGTAGCCATCAACTACAATTCCAAAATATTCATCCGTCAAATCCCTGAGCTGTAAAAACCCTTCTGTAAATTCTTTTACGGCTTTTCTGTATTCCTGGTTATCAGTAATGACTTCCATTATTCTTTTTTTGAGCCTGACAATTTGTAAAAGTTGTTTTGCCCTGGTTTGATCGTTTCCCGAAAAGTTTACCTCTGAAACAAGATTGGAGACATCGGAATAAAGGTCTTTGAAAATTTGCGGGTATTTGGCTTCAAAATCGGCTTCCAATCGAGCCTGTAAAGCCTCAACTTTTTTTATTAGCCGTTCTTGTTCTTTAAAGTCTGCCATTAAATACCAACGTCAATTCTTGCCAGGCTGTTAGCTTTTAATTTGTCGGCTTCTGCTTTTGCCAATGCCTGAAGGTCTGCAAGTTTGGCTTCAAAGTCTTTTTCAAACCAATTTTTGTCTTTGTTTAAAAGCAAATTGGTAAAAAAGCTGAGTTTGTTGTGTAAAATAGCATCCTGCATATCAATAAAGCCCGATTCTACTCCCAAAGCAATTTCTTCAAAAGTGCGATTTGGCAATGGGTCCAAAGTGTTTCTGATTTTAGCCCTATGCACGTATTGAGAACCTTCACCGTATTGTTTAATAAGAAGATCCATTTCAAGACCCTGAATGATTTCCGGTGCAAATTCATTCTTTTTTGCCCTTTCCAGATACATTGCGATTTCATCAGCACTGTAAATATCAAAGTCAGTTGGTACCGAAATTTTTGGGAGATTGTTTGCAATTCTTTCGGCAGTCAGGGCATTTTCAAGGCCTTTATATTTCTGAATGTAAAGCTGTTTTGCGGCCCATTCATAAAAATAAACGTACCAAACAGCGGTCTGGTAAAGAAATGTATGCGCCTCTTTTTTGTCCTGTTTTTTAGAATCCCCGGAAACGCTTAGAGGCACTTCCCAAAGGAATTCCAGACCAAGGCTTTTTAAACCGTTTCTGATTCTGCGGTCTACTTCCTCTCCAAAAGCTTTAATAACATCAATAGGCCTTTCAATTATGCCTGCTGGAGGGCTTGGAATGGTGCCTAAAGTTGAATTGTCATCCGTAACGGTTCGTTTTGGAATCGTTACTACAATTTCATTGAATGGACTTGAAGTTGAAGCTGCTTCTCCGTTTCCATTGCAAGTTCCGCAAGTGTTGAACGTGTTTTTAAATGGAACTTTTCCGGTGCCTTTACAAGTTTTACAAGAGCCGGAAGAATAACGGTAAGTAAGAGGGTTGGCACATTTGACCCAATTTACGTTGTCGTCATCTGACCTCCTTAATGCCTGGTCCCATTCTGCTAAAGCGGGTGTTAAAATCGAATCAAATATTTTTTTGCTGTCCTCAATTTCATACAGAACTGAACCAACTGTTTTAAAAGGGATATCGGTAAAGATTGGATAGGCAATAAATGATACCATTGGTTTGGCATCATTAGTTTCGGCTATGTATTCAATTTCGTAAAAATTGACTGAATCCAAGCCGTGAAAAAATCTTTTATGTTTGCTTTTGTCTGTGTTTTCTTTCTCAATTTCCCAAATCACGTATTCATCCGTAATGTCAAAAATCTTTTCGGATTCAATGAATTGAGGAAATGGATTAATAGGGTTTCCTAAAACAATGTCTTCAATCTTTGGCCCAATCCAACAAACAGAATTTGGATCGGACAAATACATTTTTTGAAAGCCCTGAAAAAGCCAGTTTTCTAGTGAGCCATAAACCGGAAGATTCTTTTCGAGGTAATCTTTAAAATTGTCAGCATTGGCAATTCCAGTTTCGGTTTCTTCAATTGAATTCCAAATAATCCTGAAATCGTCTGCTTGCCTGATTTTGTTTAAAAGTACAACAACCCTTTCGAGGCCTAGTTTAGTCGGGTTTGACCAAAGCCTTTTTCGGGCCCTTTTCATCCATTCATCTTCGCCAGGCCTTACCAAGTCTAAAAATGACTCAGGATATTCGTCCTCAAAATGCCTTTCCAGGGCCTCATATTTTTCCCTGACTTCCTTTTGAAAGTCAGTTGAAAAATTAAGTAATTTTTTGTCCGAAAAAAGGTCAGTAAGAATATCCTGAGTGAGCATTTTTTTTAGGTTGATTGAATTGTTACGGTGTAAACAGCAATTCCATAGACACATCCACCACAGTCATTTTCAACTTTGGCAGTTATCTCAAATGTTCCACCTCCATTTTCGGCACCCTGAACGGTTATGGTTCCGGTTGTGGCATTTACGGTAACGGTTGCAATATCGTTTGGTTCAACCTCGATTGACCAAATTTTATCGCAATTGTTGTAAACTGCCTGGTTTAGGTCAGCGGTTTGCTGAATGTTTACGGTTGCGTTTTCCAACAAAGAAACCTGAAAGCTAGGGTAATTTGTGGATTCGATTTCGTAGAAAAGACCTTCAAGGAAGTTATCGGAATCGAATTCATCAAATATTGCCAAAGGCGAACCCTTTTGAACCCATTTCAAAGTTCCTTCCCCCATCAACAAGTCAGTAGCCCCGGCAGTATGCACAGCATCTCCGTAAAGCGTAACCTGGTTTCCAGATGCGTCAAAAATCAATTCCTTGGTCAGGTAATAAAGGTCAAATTTTGAGCCCTGATACCTGATGGCATTGTAAAAGTCCTGATTATCTTTGATGGATTCATCAACAAAGTTGATTGTGTGGTTTGTGTTTCCAACCTTAATTGATTGGTTACCAAAACCTTCCAATTCAGCGGTTTCGGGCCGTGGCTTTTCACCTCTGATTTTCAGGATGGTTTTAACATCACCGCTTAAAACGCCATCCCAAACGGATTGCAGGAAATTGTCAAGGCTGGTTTTATCAAGGGCATAATTTTTTTTTGCCAGAATAAGCCCATTGATCCGGCTTGAATAATCGGAATCGCATAAGAGCTGAGTGTAGCACTTATCTGGTCCGCAATTGAAATTCATGAATTTAACAGTTTATGCAGCCCTGATTATTGGGCTGGTAATTTTGAATATTCGCCCTACCTTTCACTTTAAAAAGATTCATGTAGGATGTTTGGTTGCTGAAATCTTGATTGTGGCTGATTTCGAGAGTTTCAGAAACGAATAAATTTTGACCTCCTAAAACAAAGACTGGATGAAGCGTGGCAGAGTTCAGGGCCTCCATTGTTAGTTGGTCAATGTAATTTGTGTGCAAAGCTAAAAATAAATCGGATTTGTTAAAAGGCCGTCTTGTACGTCCTAATGAATCCCTGTAAGTAGATTGTTCAACTGAAGGCTCCGGTGCCCCTGATTGAAGGCCAATTCTGACTTGTTGAAACCAGTTATCGTAATACTCAAAACCTTCTGTTATACCATTGCCCTGAAAAGTAAGAATTTGTGAAAATTCATCGGTTCTATCAATTTGAAATGGATTTGAAAACGAATACACTTTGCCCTCTATATCGTAAAGATAGAATTTGTAAAGACCATCAGGAATTGAAAACGGAATTTGAATCTTTGAAAAAAGCTGAGTTTTACAGGTAGGATTTTGGCAAAAATCAACTTGAAGCGTAAAAAAAGCAACGTTTAAAGAAAATTGATACCTTGCTGAAATTGAATTAACCGGGGCACAAATAGGGCTGCAAATTGATAATTCAACACCTTCTCCTGCATCGGTTTCAATTATAGTTCCTGTTACCTCATAGTTATAGGGCCAATAAAGGGACAAAACCGCATTAATAAAATCTTGAGGATCGTAACTTGTTATAGTGCCGCCATCCAAAATAACCAACTCGTCAATTAGCCCGTCTGCAATTTCTTCAAATGTTGCGTTTTCGGGAATATTTGAAGTAAAAAAAGTTAGGTCTTTGTCCAGGTAATTATCAACAAAAGCAGTCCAGGAAATAAATTCTTGCTCAGGAAATAATGCGCCTGAAAAATATGGCAATTGTATTTTGTAACAGGTTTTCAATTGTTCAGCACTTCCAACGTCTTGAAAAACTACTTCCTGATTACAATCAATTATTCCAATTTTATAGTTTGCCAATTCAGAAATATTTGCCAGTTCCGGAATTACATTAAATTGAAATTTGTCTCCAGGCTTGGCTGGCATATAAAAAGGCTCGTCATTTGTTTGTTCTAAAAACTCAACAAAATCAAAATCTACGAAAGCGGTTTCCCATTTAAACGCATCAACATCAGCAGGCAATGGAAGGGTTTTTGGGCTGTATTCATTGAATAAAACATCAATTGAAGTGTCAGCAATTTGAATAAACCATTGGCAAACCCAAGCCGATTGGTAGGTTTGAAACTCAAACAAAAGCCTAAAACCTCTTAATGGTTGGTCAGAAAGTAGCCCAATTTCAACATGGTAGGCATCAATTTCTGTAAAAAGTGTTGTGTAGCCAGAAACCGAAAATCCGTAATCATTTGCAAGGGTAATAATGTCATCGGAATCAAACAAATTGTCAATCCCAGAAACCAAAGCAGAAAGAAATTCAACGGCCTTTAATTCTTTTGGATTTAACGGCTGCAAGTAACTGACCGGGGCAAGCCGTCTTACATCCGTTTCCTGCCAATCAGAATCATTTGCAAATCGTGGCAAAGGATTATTCTGTTGGTCAGGATAAAACCCAAACAAGCCATTTACATACGCTGAATTTAATTCAAGTGCCTTTTTTGCCCGATTGGTTAAGGGCTGAATACCAGAATCGTCTTCAACCGCAAACGGCCTTAATTGATTGTCCTCAAATCGGTAAAATGGCTTTGGATTATTCATTGAAATTGTTAATTATTTCCTTCATGCGATTAACTGCCCTTTTCCCTTCTTCTGATTGCTGAAACTTTTCGCCTCCTAAAAAAAGGGACATAGCCAATTCGATTAGTTCTTTGAGGCTTTGCATGTTATTAGTATTTTAGAACCCGATAAACGCTACCAAGATAAACC